AGCAGATGCCAATTTCCAATAGCTTTCAGGCAGTTTCGGCATTGCTCTTATCCTGTATTGCAAGAATCTCAACAGCTTTTTTGAAGTCCTCAAATTTAAACCGTGCGTATTGGCAACCGTTGGAATAACTCAGTTGCATTTCAACATAACTCTGCCCTTCTCCACGCACTAAACGAAGCTGGTTGTAATCACCCTTAACGGTGAATGATACTGCGTTAATCATTTGTTTCTTCCTTTCCAAAATCGAGTTTAAGTCTTGCATTTTCATTCAGCATGGTTAGCGGATTGCTGATGAATAAATCATAACACTCACGGCAGAACGATACATTTGTCAGTGTGGTTGAATGGTTTCTGCAAAAAGCAAGCATGATTGCACAACCACCGTTATTGACATCAACTTCTTCTCCGCAGATATTGCAGTTGCTCATGTTTCAGCCTCCTGTTTCAGCCAAGCCAACACACAATCTGTGCAATTATCATATTCACATGGCTTTGTACACCACGGATAGATTTCTTCTCCGCTGATAGTCTTTGCCAACTCCTCATCCGACTTTGCTCTGAAGCGGTCGGCATTGGTTTTCGGTTTTGGTTTGCCATTATCACAACCGTGAATTCCTATCGTGTTTTGCTTATATCGTGTGCAAAACACTCCAAACTTAACAGCATGATAAGCATCGAGATTGTTTGGTTCAGCGTAAGCACAGTCTTTACAATAAACAATGTCACTCATGTTCCACCATCCATTCTTCTTTCCCCTCTTGAGCAAAAATCAGCGAGAGACAAATGCCTATCAGTAAAGTCACACCTCGGATCATCTTGCTTACCGTGATTGTGTGTTGTAACGTAATTGTTTTTGCAATCCTTACATCTCACCACTTCCACCACATCTGCGGATGGTATATTTCTGATTGCCTTAACCGGAACGGCTTCTTCTTTCAACCCTTGAGAATAATACTCTCTTGCCAATTCAAGCAATAAATCACGCTTAATATATTCAGCCATCATCCACCATCCTATTCCATTCGTTTTTTGCTTCTTCCTCTGTATCAAACAGACCTGTTATCATGTCTATTTCTCTGAACCAATAGCAAGAGGAACATTGCACCCCATACTTTTCTGGCGGTTTCTTTTTTGCTCTTGATATTTTCCCACAGATAAATATCGTTGGTTCTTTACCACATAGAGGGCATGGTTTTAGATCATCGTTCTTCATCCCATCACCTCTCTTTAATTTTCCCACATTTGTTGCACTTCCAGATGGCAGTTGTTGATTCCCAATAAGGGATGCTAAATGGTGGAGATTTAATGGTAAGAGTATCCTCTACCCAATTATGTTTGCAGATTAGCTGCTTAATCCTTTTTAATATGCTCATCACTTCACCTCTCACTCATAAATGTTTCCCGGTAATAATCCTGCTGCAGCTGCTCCTGTTCTCCGAAGTATTCGTTTGCATCCCTTGACCGGATACATTTGTCACAACCGCAGACCTCATTGTTATAGTCCAAGAAGATCTCCTCTGCCGGTTCACCACACACAGGGCAGATAGGTTCGATGTCTCCCATTTCCTTTTTCCTTTCGACTTAAATTTCTTTTCTGAAATCGTGGGGGTACGCCCCTTCATTTTTCTGCGTAGAATTAATTTTTATTCTTCGTCGGTATAAATTCACACCATAGCACGAAACATTTATTCTTCGTCTGAAAATGCTTCAGTTTGTGCATTATCCTTATCACCGTAGTAGGGGTTCCTTCCGAACCTGAATGGGAACAGAGGGCAAGTCCAGCCGGTGCATTCCTCTATGTCCTTGTTCGTTTCCACGCACTCCTTGCAGAATGCTCTGATTGCTTTAATCGGACTCTTGATTTTCTTTCCCTTGAATCCTATTCTTCCGTCATGCTTCATTCTCTCACCTCACTTTCCGTATAGCGTGTATTTGATAGCAGCTTCAATTGCATCCTGTATGGATACATCACCGAACTCACACACTGCTTTTAATGCTTCGTACAGTTCATCGTCCAGCCGCACAGTCAACTGATGGCTCTTGGTTCTGTTAGGCTTCTTCTTGCTGACCGCATCACGCAGAGCATCTTCTGCACCAGGCACCAGCTGCACACCGTAGTCTCTCGGATTCTTCACCATGTACAGAGGGAACTTTGCGAACCTTGGATACTTCCTGCTGATTACTCTGATGATGTCGGAATTGGACAGCTTGTACTTCCTCTGGAAATTCTTAATGTCCATTCTTGATCTCCTCATATGTCTTTGCCCAATCGTCATCAGGCCAGTCATCCGGTTCTTCGTAATCCTCTGATGTCTTGAGAACATAGCAGGCAAGGCCAAGACCCATCACCATACCTACCAGCAGGCTTAAAAAACAGAACACAATAAGAATTGCAACACTAATCATCGTCATGCTCTCCCCTTTTTGGTTTGTAGTCTTTCCACTTTTTGTTGTACTCCTGATTGGTTCCGCTTGAGATGGACTCGGAGTAAAGGATTGCATCATTTGCTTTCCTGTCTCCGTACATCTTCGACAGCCTCTTGGCTTTGACAATCGGATTCCAACCGCAGGTTTCACACTTCCTGATACACAGTCTCTCCGTCTGCGTACACAGTACCGGCACATCTCTGTGATCTTCAAATCTGCTTGGGAAACTTCTGCATACAGTATCGAACTTCATCAGTTTCTCCAGGCGTTTAACTCTCCTCTTCGACTTTATCATGTTATTCTCCTCTAAAAATTACTACCATGCTTGGGAATGGTGCGGAGTTTTTACTGCCGCCGAACTTGAGCCTGCCTTTAACGAAACGGATTTCTGCTTTCCCATAAATCCATTCATGAAACCATCTGGTATCTGTTCTTGCATTAAGGAGCATTACAACTGTCTCTCCTTCCTGCGATGTTTCGTAGGCTTTCTTGACCCATTTCCCAACTTCTCTGCCGTATGGTGGATTGCACCAAATTGTTCCGTGCCCCCCCAATTTTGCAACAATCCGTTATCTTTTTCGGTAAAAAATTTACTGCATTTTGCGTTCTCTGGAGTAGCACACACATCAATTCCGAAATGAAACTCTTCATCGAGCTTGTCAAAGAAGTCCTGCGGTGTTGCCCACATTCCTGTCTTGCTTGAGAACATCAGGCCACGGTTCATTTCAGAATCTCCTCTTTGCGTAAGTTGCAAGCAAAATTGCATCTGCCGCATCGTACCAATCAGTCTTGCATCTATCTGTTCTCCTCAAACTGATACCCGGATACAACTTCCGGCAGACTTCAACATCTTTGGCTTTCTTCTCTTTGGTAGTTGCACCCTTGCCAAGGTTACACCCAAATTCCCTCTTCCATTTTGGACTTGGTATTTCCTGGTATGGCAGTCCGAATGCCTCAAGTACACCGCAGATGTATCCGACACTCTTCATGAACGAACCCATAGACACTATTCCCTGTCCTGGCATTACACCGACTTTCTCAAGGCAGACAATGCAGTCATCAAATGCCCAGTCTCGACAGCACTGTTTCAGAATCTCTTTTTCCAGAGGATAGAGTTCGATGACTCCATCCTCTGTTATCATTGCAATGGCACCGGAAGACGAGCCGGGATCAATCCCGATGAATCTCTTCATGCACTGCCTCTTTCGGTTCGTAAAAACCTTTTTCCTGATAAATCAACTCCGAACCTTCTTTCTCAAACCATTTTGAGAAATCATAACGAGTTGATTCATACGAGTAAGAAATACGATCAACCAATTCTTTCATGATAAGCATTTGTGCCTCATGGATACATCTCACTCGTCCACTCACTTTGTTTTTGTTGTCGGCATACTCATCAATCTCATTTGCGAAAGCAGTGAAGAGCTGGAGCAAACCATTTCTTGCTTCTGAATAAACAGCCTCTTCTTCTTTCTTGTCAAAAATATCAATACTTAACATCGTTTTCTCCTTCCGGCAGAGCATTCATCTCTCCTCTGCCTAACTGTAATCTGCTAATCATTTCCATGAGTGCAGGTGGATAAGAGTTAATCTCTTCCTGCCTATCTAAAGCTGCCCTGTAAGATCTCTTGAAACCGGATTGGATGACAGTGTGGAATGTTTCCTCATTCACGATTGCCCATTCCTTTAGCTGCTCCGGCCTGCCGACTGCTTTCTGTACAATCGGCGGCAGCTTTGCAAACTCTTCCCTGTATCTGTATGAACCATTTGCACAGGCTCTTGATACAAGTGACCAAGCATCTGCATCGGACAATTCTGGTTCTTTAGTTGCCTGCCTCATCCTCTTCCTGATCTGTCCGATGTTTGGGGCAAACTGTTCACCTGTTTCCATATACATCCGCAAGGCGGTGTACACTTCCTCAAACGGATCGTTTGCAAACTCCGATGCCCACAATTCAAACTTTAAGTCGAACGATTGTTTGTCAAGCTTTGAAAATGAATTGGGATACTCGGACTGTAGAAGTGCGATAATTTTAGCTGTTTCTGTTCTTGTCATTATTCTCCTCTCTTCGCAGAATATCGAAAGCCGAATATCTGCTCGTTTGTTTGTTCGTTTTGATCTGCTTCAGATTATTCCAGAGGATTCCCTTGTAGCCGGAACCCATACTCTCCCTGATTACTTCAACCACAGCGTCCTCACCATACTTGCCGACATTGTTCTGAATCGTTGTCAGCAGTGACTTCTTCCCTACAGGCTGGTACTTCTCTTTCCTCTGCTTCTTGTAAGTGAACCAATCCTTGACAGCCTCTAGAAGAAACTCATTGTATCCGAATAGTTCTTCAACATCTGAAGTCTCTTCCCCCTGAGGGGGTAATGGGGTGTTATCTACACTACCCTTACCTAAACTAGACTTACCTAGACTAGTCTTATCTATACTAGACTTACCTATACTAACCTCGGTTGCCATTTGGTTGTCGGTTGGTTGACACTTGGTTGTCAATTGGTTGCCATCAGACAATCTGACCAGCAAATCCTTGTAAAATCCCTCATGGTATCTGTCAGCACGAATCTGATTATTCTGATTCCAGTCCTTGATGTATGTAACAAGATCATCGTTAAGGACAATGACAAATCCCTTCGCATGAAGCACTCGCAAATCATCCTCTGCCGCTCCGGTCATTCTGATAACGGTGAAAGCCTCGACTACTCCGTCATCATCTGCAGCCATTCCCAGATCGTAATAAAGCAACCTGCTTGAAGGCGGCATTCTCAGAAACTTGGATGAATTAACGATTGCCTTTGAAAACATTCTCCTCTCTGCCATAAGTACTCCTTTAGAACGGAAGCGGATCTCCGTCTTCTACATCTTCAAACTGGGTTTCAAACCCACCATGATCCTCTGCAAGGCTGATCTTTATGTCAACCTTGAAGATGGTTGTCCAGGCAAGCTCACCCTTTGTGTTCTCGACTTTTGCTCTCCGGGGATACACATCGATCTCATCCACACGGACGAAGTCTCCGTCATGGATCTGCTCGTTGATCTGCGACAGGAAAAGCTGGGAGTTAGTCTTGCCGTCAGGACTCCTGACTTTGATGTACTGCCAGTCACCATACTGACCGGAACCGATTTTCGTGCTGTCAACACGAAGCACATCACCCTGTTTGAAATGGAATTTCTCTGCCATACTCATTCTCCTTTTGCGATTTTCTGAAGTTTCTCTATGATCTCATCAAACTGTTTAACAGTTATCTGGCTGGATTTGGGATAACCCTCTGCCGACAGCCACTTGCCGAACTGCTGTGTTGTCATACCGGCATTGGCGGCAACATTGCCCATCCTTGTACGCTGCTGTGAGTTAATCACATCGGTGGGTTTCTGCTCGATCATCTCCTGCATGGATACTCCGGTTTCATCTTCCATGTCCTGAGAGAACATAGCTGACAGACCGGAGACAGACAAAGCTGCCTGTACCATTGCTCTCTTCTGTGCCATTTTGATAGTTCCGTTCAGAGAATCATAGGCAGAGTTATAGCCATTCCTCTTCTCGGAAGTATTAGCAGCTCCGTATCCGTTTGCATACTCAACTTCCTGATATGTTCCGTCAGGCTTTGTGAAACCTTTATACAGTGAGCATTTGAATACATAACCGAATACGGCCTGTGCCTTATCGACAATCTCCATCTTTGATTCGACAGAGTACCGGCACATCAATCCGTAGGACATGATGATCTTCTCTGCACCGGACTTATACAGGCTTGGCTTCTTGGTTTTCGGAACCACACCGAAGTCAGTGTTGCGATCCAGCTTGACCTCATTCCCTGTCAAGGGAGAGGTAACAACATAGTTACTTCCTTTTCGTTCTGCCACAGCAGGAAAAGCCTGCGTGGACACAACCATCAATTCATTCTGTGACAATCTTCTTGTCTCCTTTCATGAGTTTTATTATCTGCAACATCTTGCAGAACAGGGATAGTGAGCAAAATTCATACTTCCCTTCGACTTTCCTGACAGGGATCACATTGTACTTCCCTTCCTTTGTCAGCTGCACACCCATGCAGTTTTTGCTTTGGATGTGGTATTCAGTGTTTGAATCACACAGCATGATGTAACCTGCAATCTGGGAACACAGAGCAATCTTTGATGCTCTGTCCATGCTTGATGTAGTCTTGATGTCAACAATAACAGGCTCACCATCTATGATGCCGACTCTATCAATCGTTCCGGCATAGTCATTGCAGGCCATCGGCTGTTCAATCATCAACCACTCCGGCTGATAGTCATGGCAGAAATCTTTCCATGCTTTCAGGTACATTGCTATGTCTGGTGCGATCTCATCTGTATCAGACAAGGCACCCATGTCATAGTCAGCACACACTTCATGGATAATCTTTCCTCTGAAAGCTGCCTGGTTGACAACCGCAGCATCAACCTTGTACTTGCTGAAAGTAAATGGACTTACAATCTCCGTAACTGACGGCAGTTTAATGCCATCAACAGAGTATTCATGTCTGTCTTCGTCAAAGCACAGACGCTTAGTAAATGTATTCATACATCTCCTTCCCTTGACAGTCTCGGGAAAGTGTGGTATTGTAAACGCATGGTGAGTGTGTTCTTTCCGCACTTTCCTTTCGACTTTGCCCAGAGGCTTTCCCCCTCTGGGTTTTTATTTTTCCCAGAATCCTGCCTCGTCACTTACTTCGTAAGAGACAACTTCAAACCTGCCCTTGCCGGAGTTACGCCACTGGCACAGACCGTTGAATCTGCCGTAACCCAGCCACTCTTTCACAAGAGCCTCATGTGCATCGTTGAACACGGAGACAACAAACTCCAGCTCTGCACCTTCAGGAATCTCATCACTAATTGCCAAGGCTACTCTCTCACCCATCGGAGTCTGTGCCCGGAGAGGACGCTGGCACTCACGGATCTCTTTCACATTCTCAAACATGATCCTGCGAGGACTGACGAAGATCTCACCATCGATCTTCTTCTTGTAGCCTTTCAGGTTGCTGCTCTTGGTTGACTTGATGTCACGGAGATAACCGCAGGCACTCTTAAAGAACCCTCTGATGTGGTAATCCCACAAAAACGGATAGCCGTCCTCATCTCTTGGGAATGTTGTCTTTCCCTTGCTGATTTCCTCATCGGCAGAGATTGCCTCAAATTCATCGGATACATCCTGCTCATCAGGAGCCTTGCTTGCGATGTAGTCACGATAGATTTCTGTGTTCATGGGAGTGCCACCCAACACAGGCTCGATAAAACGGATTCTGACTTTGATTTCTTTCATTGTTTTCTTTCCTTTCGATTTTTAAATTTTGATTGATAAAACTACGCTATGCTTTTCTCAGCCTCAGCTGCACAGCACTTCACTTTCCCAATGCAAACCAAACTGTGCCCGAACATTTACGGACTATGCTTTGCCTATGCCTTGCATTTCTTTTCCTATGCTCACCTTGGTATGCCCCTGCAGAACATTACATTTCCATTACTTTGCTGTGCAATACTACGCCTTAACGATGAAATGCAGCTCCGGTACACTGCATGTAAACGCCATGCCATAACGGTTCCTAGCCATGCTATGCCATGCCCTAACCTTACTATGCTATGCCTTTGCGTAGAACCACAGAGCTATGCGATGCCGTTACACAGTAGTTCGATTCAGAGCCGTAGCAATCCCATGCTGTTGCTTTTCCCTTCATTGCATTTACGTTGTCCTGCATCTCCGCTGCTTTGCTCTGCTTATCATTGCTTGACTGAACTATCAATGCCCAAGCATCACCGCACCTTGCTTTGCCGTTGCTACACAAACTTCTCCGTTGCTGATCATCACGAAACTTCTCAATGCCACTGCTATGCTATACCACACGAAACTTTCCCATTGCCGCACCGATCAAAGCCACGCCTAAACTGTCCTTCTCTTCTCCGATGCTCTGCCTGTCTTCACCATTGCCGGGCAGACAGTACGCAGCTAAACAAAGCCGTAACTAAGCAACTCCAAGCAATGCCATAGCCTTACTACACAAATCCCTTGCTCAACTCTACGGTGCCGCCACCTTTACGCTCAATTCTTCACCGCAAAGCTTCAGGGCACATCTTACTTGTGCAATTGTCCAGGTATCTGTATGCTCTTTCATCATGCGGTAGAATGTACTTCGGCTTACACCGACTGCCGTTGCCATGTCTTCTGCATCCAAGCCAAGACGGAGCATACTTTCAAGAATGACACCCTTGATAGGATCTCTTGTCTTAGGCCTGCCCACTTAATCACTCCTTTCCTTTCGACTCTCTTAGAAGTGTAGCTACAGACACTCCTAAAGCATCAGCTACTTTGTTTAGGTTCTTCATGCTGGGGTTAAACTTATCTTTCCACTTGCCGACAACCCCCGGTATTCCTGCTTTCAGTTCAAGCTGATGAATCGACATTCCCTTCTTCTTGCACAACCGGCAAATGTTTTCGTAGACCAAAAAATCACCACCTTCCTCTTAAAATATTTCGCATTAATACTTGACATTGTGTTGTAGTTATGCTAAATTGTAAGTGCTTGTAACAATAATGACATAACTACAAATTTTTGCGTAGTAATACGAAACCACTACGCATAATATACCATACGCTTTTGTAGTTGTCAACTATTTTTTCTTGTATTTCTACGAAATTTTTTAGGGGTGTATTATGGCAACTGTAAAAGACAGAGTTATTGCTTTATGCAAAGAGCGTGGTATTTCTGTAAACAAACTACAAAACGATACAGGAATAGGAAACGTAGTATCCAGATGGGATACTTATAATCCAAGAATGGACAAGCTGACAGCAGTAGCGGACTATTTCGGTGTGCCTGTTGGTGTGCTTACCGGAGAGCAGCAATCAGAGGCAGAGAAAGCATACAGAGCAGAGATAGAAAAAACTCCGATAGCTTTTGCCATCGGAGAGAATGAAGTAATATTACTTGAAACTTTCAGAGAGTTAAGCAAAGCAGGAAAACTTAGGATACTTGCGAAACTTTCAGAAGAGTTCGACAAAGAGAACAAACAGGCAGAGCCGGTGCCTGATTCACAGAAAGAATAAGACTATGAAATGCCGGAACTGCAAAAGATCCATAGAAGACAATTCCATTTTCTGCAACTGGTGCGGTGCTAAACAGATAAAAGAGATTGATGAAATAACCATTCCGAAACCGAAGAAACGTAAAGACGGATACTCTGCACAGGTTATGGTTAACGGAATGAGAGTCACGATCTCCGGCAAAACAGAAGCACTATACAGAAAAGCAGTAATAGAGGCAAAGACAGGAGAAACGGATGTTAATGGCTCAAGAACTTTAAAGGCTGTCATAACTGATTACGTTAACTCAAACAGTGATGTATTAAGTCCGTCAACAATAAGAGGGTACGATCAGGTTCTACGGTGCCGGTTTCAGGACTACATCAACCTGCCTGCAAACAGGATAGACTATCAAAAACTGATAAACGATGAGAGCAAAAAGTATGCTCCTAAAACTGTACGCAATAGCTGGGGATTGATTACTGCCGCTTTGAATTACGCAAAGATAAAATACCAGGATGTCAACCTGCCTGCTGTGCCTGAGTCTGATGAAGACTTCCTCGATCATAAGCAGGTAAAAAGATTCTTGCAGGCTATAAAGGGAGACGATTGCGAGATTGCTGCTTTGCTTGCCTTGCATAGTTTAAGAGCTTCAGAGATGTATCATTTGCAGGCCGGAGATATTACAAAGGACGGAATAACTGTAAAGGGTGCGACAGTAAGAGACAAAAACAACAAGTGGATAGACAAAGATACAAACAAGAATAAAACAAGTACAAGAGTTGTTCCGATCATAATTCCCAGACTATTAGAAATCATTCCAAAGTCAGGCCGGATAGTAATACCAAAGCAGACAACAGTAAGAGAACATCTGGAAACAATCTGCATAAACAATAAGCTGCCGGTTATAAGCCTGCACGATCTGCGAAGAACATACGCCAGCACCTGTGCCTATTTGCATTTGCATGAAGAGTATATCTGTGCAACAGGTGGATGGAAAGCAGGATCTCCAATAGTCCATAAAATCTATATCAAAATATCAAATACGGCTATATCAGAGGACGCTAAAAAGATTCGCAATTACTACCAAATTACTACCAACAAAAAAAGTGGCCTGAAAACGCCGTAGTTATGGGGAAAAAATAAATGCGAGGCAAGTTCAAGTCCCGCCTCGCGCATAAAATTACCACAAGTTTCCAAAAACGGAACTTGTGGTTTTTTGTTACCAAAAACCATATAAAAAAGTACATAATCCTCAAAATCTGCACAATTTGATAACTATTTTCCAATGTCAATTTTGCGATCAAAATCCCACGATTGAGACAAAATAACCTGATTTGAGAGCATGAACTACTACCAAATTACTACCAAACTACTACCAAATTTTTACCACCACAATCCCCCACCACAAACGCCAACTAAAACGCCAACTAAAAAAGAGAGGCATAAGCCTCTCATTCTTTGTGGTTCTCAATATATTCTCTCAATGCTGCTTTGAAAACTGTTGCCTTACTGATCCCCTGTTCCTGGCGTTTCTCCAGAAACTCAATAATATCTGATTCGGTTCGTTTCATTAGCTTGATTGAAAAGATTATTGTGTTATCCTTGATCCATTTCTTTTTTGCTTCACTGTCAGGCATTGCCATAACTGCTCCCTCCTGTAAGATGGTTTATTATACTTCCGGCTGTCTGTTTAATCAATCCCCAAAATTAACAAGTTTCGGAAATGTTCTCTGAAGTTCTACGCTGTCCGCTGTCTGATAATCTCCGATAAACTTGCCGTCTTTGTCGAAAAAGTTTCCGGCATAATATCCGCTATTCGGATAAAACGTAACGGTCAAAGCTGCAATATCATTTCTGCTGTTTCCGTACCACATATCAATTTTCATAATCAAATCTCCTTCGGCCTGATAGCCTGATAAATTTTGTTATAGTCTTCCGATCTCTCCGGCTGTTTGTCCGGTGCAGAGCTGCCGATCAATGCGACAGCTCCACACACAAAAGCAAAACCAAAAGCAAGCAATCCGATGTTCATAATCACGCCACCTTGAAAGAGTAATGATCGTAAATGCTGCGGTCAAAGTAGTCAATCATACTGTTGGAACAGTCCCTGTTGTAGCTGCTAACAATCATCTGAACAGTTGAAAGAATCTTGTTGCCGGATTCGGTAAGGATTGCAACGTCATCATAACCAAAACAAACGTTGTTCTGCGTAAGCCTGGAACGCTCAAGTTTGTATTCCGTCTCCTTGATGTTCTCAAGCATGGTCTGCTGTTCATCGCCGGAAAGCTCATAGAACTTTTCGCCGTAAATGTCGCAAATCTTGCCGTCTGCGTTTGTGTAGTAATGCCAATATCCGGCGGTGACGTGATAGTCTTTTCCCCATTCGTCAATGCTTTTAATATCTGCCTCGGTGATTTTGATTGTCACGGTTAAAGAGGTCAAATATCCGGCACGGTTAAAACGGACAGATCCGGCAATTCCTGCCTTTTTCATGTCTGCGATTATGCAGGCTTTCAATTCCTTTTCTGTGTTCCACTTGTGATAATTGCCGCCTTCAAAACCGGAATACATAGTGCCGGGATCTACCTCTTTTGATTCTGGAATGACTAAAGGCTGTTCGGCCTTTTCAATGGCTGTTCTGGCTGCGTCTTCCTCTGCATATCCATACCAAACTTTTTTTACACTGTGCCACCGAAACTTTAATTCCTTGAGAGCGGAACGGACAGCATCGGACGGCTTGCCCTCAAACAGGATTTCCAGGCTGTTAAACTGTGGGTTCTTCGTAATAGTGTAATTCATTTTTTGTTTTCCTTTCGACTTTTAATATTTGCAACCGGCTTGGAACGGTCTTCGGCTGCATTACACCGGTAAACCGGTGTCCTCTGCATTCAAGCTCTGGAACGGATCTGTGCCAGATGGCGGCAATGTGCATTTAAATCTTTTCCCGGGCACCAGATTCTGGCATCTACTCCGCCTATTTCCGTGTAGTAAACTGTATTATTTGCATCGATATAATGTTCAAAATTGCTATTCAATTCACAAGGGTAACCGGTTCCCTTTTTCCCGTCCCATGGGATTAAATCAATTCTTATAAAATCTCCTGTTGATATAACCTGCAGGCCATAGAATCCACTTTTAAACTTAACGATGTTGTGAGTCATTTTTTGTTTTCTCCTTTTCGGTTTTGTTGCGTTAGGTGTTCCCTAACTGTGTCCCATGATAGCACCAGCTTTTTATGCTGTCAACACATTTTTTAGGTGTTACCTACGATTCGTTAGAATTGCACAAATTGAGCTATCGGATTTTGTGCAGATTGTACAGGTTTCACAAGATCCGGCAGGCTCCGGCAGATTCCAGGCAGGAGATCCGGCAGACAGAGCCGGAACAAATTCATAATGTAACGAGACAATATAGATAGATAGAATAAGAGAGAGACAGCCTGTCCTGCCTCTCTCGTTTTATCTCGTTATTTCTCGTTTATTCTAGTTCGTCTCGTTTATATAGTATTATATCCTGCTGCTGTCTACGTCTCGTT